TCAGGAATAAAGGACTAAACCGGCCTTACCTCCGGAGCTGGTGTGCTCGTAAGCTTCCACAGCGAAGGCCGGCCCGGGACTAACTTCGTTCCCGGCCGAAGTAACATAGCCCGGACTGACCTCTAACTGACAGCCTAGACCGAGTGGCAAGGGCAGCGAAGCATATCGGCCGTCATCATTCCTGAGTTCAATAGTGAGCCGGCCCTGGCCCGGCACATTCTCCTGTCTCAGCAATATGATATCGTTAGTCAAATCAAGGCTTGGCACCGTTAACGGGGCTCGCCAAACGCCGCCGGGGGCAGATAGCCAGCAGTAACTCCCATAGTGAGCAATAGCCAGTCCGTACTGAGAGGACAGGTTGACGGGAACCGGCTCGCGCCACAGGTTGTCCAGAAACCTGGTATCCAGGACGGAATGAGACCAGAAAGGACGATTATAAGCCTGGGTGCCGCTGAATTTCTTCACATAAAAGCCACGATAAACATCCGGCTTGTCCATGAAGGCGCGGCAGTATTCAAAACTGCCATCCGAAGGGGCTGAGGCGAACTCCTTCAACGCCGACCAGGTACCCGCCGGCACATCACCCCCATCGCCGTATATCAGGCTCCACAGCTTGAAATTTCCCGATGCATCCTTGCCGGTGACCAGAAGATTCCAGTCGCCGTCGTAAACGGCGGCCATGCCGGACAAATCGCTGGTGCTCTTATCCCAGGCCGATTTTGCCTGCCAGCTCCCGCCGACATGCTTTTTGACATAGAGGGTGGCCTGGTCAGTGAAGAAGATAGCTAAATCGCCATTGGGCTTATAAGCCGCCGCCAGTCCGTTAATGGCGGTGGTGGGCGAATAGTCGATAAGCTCCGGGCTACCCCAACTGGCACCGTAATCCGTACTTTTGATACGCCGGATTTCCCGGCTTGAGTTTATCCAGAAAATTGAGACCTCGGCACCCTGGGAAGCCGCCGCCACGACCACACAGTTGTACTGGTTGGTGTAAGTCCAGACACTGAAATTGGAGGAAGGGCCAGGATTGGCCACTCTCTGCCGGTATAGTTTGCGACCATCAGCCGGCGGAGTTATTCTGGCTCGAATCAGCGAGCCGTCACCGGGCATGGTCAGGGCGTGGAAGTAATCATCCTCAGTGCCAGTATATAGCCTTTCCCAGTCAAGCCGGACCACGCCCGCCATTTTGTTCTTGGCTTCCACTCTGACATAAGGAACGTGGCTAGCTTCCTTTTGAGCTGCGAGCAATGTTGGTGTTAGATTTCTCACCCTTCACTCCATTCGCTATCTGGTCCGGTATATATTCGCTCCCCCAGAAGAAGTGGCCGTGAATGTAGCCGATGGTATAAGCGGCCATAACTACCAGAAACCACTTCCAGCTAACTAGCTCACTTTGGCCAACTGCATAGCCCCCGATGAAGAGGCTCACCAATATCAAGTATTCCAACTTGTGATAGATATCACGGGCGATATATGTCCAGGGGCGCCCACCTATCCTAGTCCACAGTGCTTTATAAAGGTCCATCCGCTCACACTAAAGCTGCCAGAGTGTCGGGTAGAGGTTTACCCGCTTTTCGGTAGTGGGTAGCCAGGTGCTTAGCCGCTTCGAGAATCTGCTCAGGGCTGGCATCTACCCTCTGCCCCCGATAACCTCCCGGAGACAGCGCAGCTACGGCGGCTGGCATCCGCTCCCAGTCAACCGTCTGCTCAATATCAAGCTTCCCCTGCAGGGCTCTGAAGATACTCCTCTTATGATGAGGTAACTTCCAAGTCTCAGGGTCATCTGGATTCCCGATAATGGCGAAGGCTTCTTTAGGCAAGCCCTCTTTGGTCTTAGCCAAGCCTTCTTTTATTGTCATGTTGACCTCACCCCCTGACCCCCTCTCCTGGAAGGAGAGGGGGAGATTTTAAGAAGAGGACTCCGTCCCTCTTAGGCGCCCTTTTAGGCCCGCCTGCCATAGCTCAGGAGGAGCGGCGGGCAGGCCACGCGCTTGGCGCTCTGCGTTTGAGACACGGAGACCATTCCCATCACTTGGCTACGGGCCGTAGTCAGTTGTCTGGGACACGGCGGGATAGTACGGCTGGTATAGCGAGCGGACCCTGAGCCGGTTGCGCCGGCTCAGCCGCCTCAACTCCGCCCGGAAGTAGGCTAGCTTTTCTCTGCCCCAGGTCAAAAATTCTTCCGGAGTCATGGTGCCACCGACATTGACCCGGTTGGTGGCATATACTGCCCACTCCACCGCCGCGTAGCCACCGGCACCGATGACAATTAAGTCTTCATGCTTGGCCGGGATGGTGGAACCACTGACATCCAGGGTGTGGAGTTTACCATAGTAGATATAGGCGTCTGAGCCATCAGGGATTTCTTCATCCAGAAGAGTCAGTGTATTCCCCCACAAGGCAAAGCGCTGGAAGCGCCGGGGAAATTTGTCCGCCGGGTACTCTACGGCTTCCACCATAACTCGGTCGGTTATCGTTGATATATCAATCTCCCGGGAGCCAGCGGTGGTGGCCTTGACCGCCTTCTGCTCGTTGGGAATAGCTTCCGAGAAGTCTTTGACCGTATGAGCGATGTGTCGGTCCAGCTCATCGCTAGTCCAGCGGTAGTTACTCGCATCCTCGTCATGAAGGTCACGCCGGACGATGGCTCTCATCTCAGTTAGATTCATATCGACCTCACTCCCTGGGGGAGGGGGCTACCACCCCCTCCCCCGCCCCGACAAGTCGGGGTTAATCCTGCACGCCAATCAAAGCCGCCGACTTCACCGAGGCGAACAGGGCCAATGAGACATACCATTTAATCCTGGTTCGGGTGGCATCCTTGGTTTCCAGTGAGCCGACTCGCTCCACGGTAAGATACCCCGGTGCCGTCAGGCCGCAAAGTGCCCCTTCTCCGAACTGAACAGCGTAAATGGTGGAGCATGTGCCACCGGTAGTTGCCGTTTCCACCCCGCCGCTCACCACATGGGTATCTAGAATCCAGTCGTTAACGCCCAGAGGTATGCCATCCCACAACTGGACGAAATTACCCCACTTATCACGGTCGGTCTCCATCATACCGCCGGCGGCCCTGACCAGGGCGTTTATCTTCCGCCGGGAGCGCCGACTCATCAGCAGGATACCCGGCTTGCCCCCCTTGACTGCGTCAATGAGCTGGTCAAGCATGGAGAGAGTGAGGCTCGCGCCGCTCGCCCCGGCGGCGATAACCTGGCTACCGGCCGTGGCCGTATCAATCAACTTCCTCAGGCCGTCAAACTGCTTCGGGCTGGTCGTAGCATTACCGTAGATAAAGGTATCCTCAAACTTGTCCTTAAGCGCCTTGGCTTTGAGCTCAAAGACCGCCGCCTCCAGGTCCTGAAGGTTGGAACGGGTGGCCTTAAGAAAGTTGTCCACATCCGCATCACCGCCCATAATCTTCAGGTTGGCTGTCTTCTGAGTGAAAGTCGGTGTTGATTCGGCCCAGGTATCACCGACATCGTAGAAATCAATGCTGGGCAGCGCGTTTTCTTGGTTATAAGTCAGCCCGTTGCCCACAATCTCAATGAAGAGTAATTCCCGTAGAACCGGCGAGTCCTTGATGATGGTCTCCACCACCCCCTGCAGCAGCATATCGTTGGATAGCTTGGATGCTTCGACTAAAGTTAGTGCCATTTTTGTCCCTCCTTTTCGTATTGGATTTGATTTTGATTACTTCGTTCGGCCGGCCAGAGCGGCCTGAATCTTCTCGCGAGGCGATAATGATAGCTCGGACACTGTTCTCTCCGGTGCTCCCGCCGGAATGCGAGTCAATGAGATTTCCGCCTCCAGCCCTTGCCTGACCTTGCTAACCAAGGCTTTGGCCTGGCTTACCGCTTGGTTAATCGCCTCAATGGTATCCCCACTAACCAGTGCTTCAATTTCCGGGTTTGCCTGAACCACCATCGCCCGATAGCTGACCACGGCTTCCGTCAGAGCGCGGTTCAGGTCATGTACCCTCGCCTCCACCTCACCCTTAGACTGTTTCAGGCCAGCTATTTCGTTGTCCCGGCTGGCCACTGTCTGTTCCAGCTCAGCCAGGTGAGTCTTGGCCTGGACTAGCTGATTCTCCACCTCGGACAGCCTGTCTTCCGAGCCGGTGCCAGCCTCTGGCTCAGCCACATTGTTCTCTTGGTTGACTGCCTCGACCAACTTTCAACCTCCTCAACTTATTCTTCTCCGACCTCGCCCTGGGGCTCCAACACTCTCTCCCTCGCCCCACCCCGTGCCGGTCTGAGATTAAGAGCCTTGTTCATCCTGAGGATGGCTTCTCTTTCCTCCAGCCACCTCTGGAATTCTATCTCCGGGTTCTGAACACCGACCTCATCCATGGCCCGGCGACGGGAGTGAATACCGGTCTGCACCAGTACCTGCTCGTTAGCCACCAGTTTGGCCAAGTCCTGCGGCAGGACCGGCCCCCAGACCACTCTCAGATGATTGTCACCCCAATTCTCCCCCTGGTATTTCTCCAGGAGTTTCAGGATGAGTCGGTTCCGCTGGTTATAGACCGCCGTCCGGATTAGCCTCTTACGCCTCACCTTTTGCAGCAAGGGCTGAAGCTCAAGCTCAAGGGCCACACCCGATAAGTCCCTTTCCGTGCCACCAAAGGCCGCCCGCGGTGATTCCGATATATCGTGGAGGATGCGATATAGCAGATTGATGTAATCAATGTGCAGTTGGACACCGCCACCCTCCAGCAGGTCAAGGAGATAGGCTTTCGCATCTTGGGGGATATTCCACACTGCCCCCGGTCGGACAGCAATGTCCTCCGATTCCTCCACATTCTCCAGGACGGCGATGGGATTGCCGGATAGTTCCAGGATTCGGGATAGCTGTGACACAGCACGGTTGAGTTCCCGCTGTGGCTCCATGATTGGCTGCAAATCGGAGATGCCCCAGAACTTCTTCGGTTCGCGCAGGTTTGGGTAAATGATAAAGGGGATAAAGCCATAGGGATTGGGCTTCTTTTCAACCGGGATATCGTCAATCCAGAGCTCAAAGTCCCGGGCGGTCCAGACCTCAACAACGGTGGCGGTCTTATCTTTTGGCCTCACCCCGTAAAGGTTTCCCGCCGCCTCCGCGCTAAGCTCATATTTGGAAGTTACTCGCCACACTCTGGAAACATCGTCCCCTACCCACCAGGCGCAGATACCCTGAATATCCGGCGCCGTGACCCGGACACTCTTTATCTCCGGGTACCAGATGACCTTGTAGCCAGCATCACCCAGGATGGCACAGTCAACCTCAGTCTCGAAGTCAAGTTGCTCCAGATTGTTGTCCTGGTAGACCCGGTACAAAGCCACCTCAGCTTTTTGCGCGCTGGCTCTCGCCTCAGCGGAGTCCGCTACCGGGTCGACAGCAAAGGTAACGCCAGACATCAGATAAGAGGTGACCTTATCAATGAAGACCTTAGCATAGTTGAAGGTCAGGCGCTTCTCACCCCGCCACCCTCGACCCTCCCAGTGGACACCATGATAGAAATCAAGTAGTTCCTGGTAGCCGCGCAACCTATCAGTATCGCGGCGTTTCAATTCTGCGGGATTGAAATCCTCACTCATTTTGCTGACCTCTCTTCCCCGACAAGTCGGGGCCCAGCGACCTTCAGTGCTCTCTGTACTGTGCGCTGGCTGACATCAAAAATCAGCGCCAGTTCCTTTACGCTCTTGCCCTTAGTAGTAAACAGCCTCGCCATCTCCTTGGCCCGTATTTTCTTCAGCCAGCGCTGCCGGCCACCCGGCTCCTCGTAGACACAGTTCGGGAAAGGGCAATTGAGGCAGGAAACGGACAAAGTGCAGCCCTCATCCCGATAATGGCAATATTCCGGCGGCCTGTCCGCCGTTCCTTCGGAACTCTGGAAGGCGGGCAAATCTGGTGTCTTTTCATTAACCTTCTCCTCTGCCAGAACCTCTGCTTTCATCTCATCCAT